GGAACCAAACTCGCGAGTGCATCGGATGACACAACAATTCGAATCTGGGACACAACAACAGGGAAATGTCTCCATATTCTCCAGGGTCATTTTAATTTTGTGCTTTCAATTGGATGGCATCCGTCGGGGAATTGGATTGCAAGTGGAGGGTACGACAGCACAATTCGAATCTGGGATCTTACATCCACTCGTCCAAAATGTCTTCGTGTTCTCAAGGGTCATACCATGGCCGTTCGCTCCTTGAATTGGAATCCCAATGGTACTCATCTGGCAAGTGGGTCTTCGGACAACGCAATTCGTATATGGACTATTGATTCGCGCACTGGAAAGTGTGTTCATGTTCTCAAGGGTCATACATACACAGTGTATGATGTCCAGTGGAATCCTACAGGCACTCTACTTGCAAGTGCATCTTCAGACGGCACTATTTGTATTTGGCAGACGGATACATGGAAGTGTACAACGATTCTGAGGGGGCATACTCGCACAGTGTACTCCATTAGTTGGAATTCACCCGGAACATTGCTTGCCAGTGGATCCGCGGACAAAACAATTCGAATTTGGAACACTGATTCGTGGCAATGTCTTCATGTACTTCGAAATCATGTCGGGTGTGTTGCTTGTATAAAGTGGCATCCACGTGGGATGTATCTTGCAAGTGCATCATTGTATCGAGGAATTCAAATTTGGAACTAAATTTACAAATGCGATATTGTATCAAATCCCCTTACACTTCGATTCCCCCGTTTAATGCACAATCCAATGTCCATCAGGATGAACGCCGCTGTCGCATGCACTTCAAGTCAATGGCTTCAAGTGTACAATGCGTGTACCATTCATCAAGTGGCGCGTCTACTCGGGATCACCACTGATAAGTACCCGAGTGCCGCTCCATCACCTTGTGCGCGCCGTGCGGCGCAATCCTTCAAACCGTGTCCATCACTCCCACAACTAAGGTGGCGGAGATTGTGCCACCAGGAGTCACTGTGTATGTGGAGGGTACATTTCGCACTTGTTTGGCGCCCTTGTCCGTGGTGTGGGACATCGTTGAGGATGGTGGCCAATTGACGACGGTGCCGCACCGCTTGGAAGGAATTCAAGAGATCCAGGTTGATGTGTCGGATTGTTTTTTTACAATGAGTTGGAATCCCGCCGGGTCCAATTTGGCAAGTACATGCTTTTGCGATAAAGTGCGGATATACAGCACCACCCTCGAAAACGGAGCAATCACGATGCAACAAGAGGCATTGTTTCACGAATATGGAACCATTTGTTGTCTTAGTTGGCACCCAAACTCAACGATGCTTGTTGGTGGATCGTTCAACAACAACGTGTATATGTGGGGCAAAATGTATGACTCGGAATGGAACCATTGGAAGACCTTCAGTGGGCATACAGATCGTCTGCGATCTGTGGATTGGCATCCATTCGGAAAGTTTATCGCAAGTGGATCCGACGACAAGACCATTCGTATTTGGAATTCGCGGGCATTCCCAGATTCAACAAGCAAATGTCGAATCCTTCGTGGTCATGTGGGTTTCGTTTTTGCGGTGAAATGGCACTGTGATGGTATTCAACTGGCAAGTGGATCATACGATTCAGAGATTCGACTATGGGACACTTCAACGAACCCCTGTGTGTACCTATATTCTCCAGGGTCATACATGTGGAGTGCGCTGTCTAGAATGGCATCCAGATGGTGTCCAATTAATCAGTGGGTCGGATGACAGGACGATTCGTCTGTGGGATGTTACTACACAAAAAAACACCCATATTTTACAGGCGCAAGAGTATGTGCAATGCATAAGTGTGCATCCATCTGGGAACCAACTCGCAAGTGGATTAGACAGCAAACAAATGTGCATTTGGGACCTTACCCACCATACAATGACCACACACGATGCATCCACTGTGACTGGTGTGGATGCACTATGCTGGCATCCAGGTGGTCGAAAACTGGCGAGTGGGTCAAGGGATGGTATCCTCAAGATTTGGCGGTAATTGACACGGAACAGTGTGCCTTGTCAATTTGATTGAATAACTGAGTGATCCTGGACTGCCATTGAACTCGTTCTTTCGCCGTGAAACGGTGCGGACCGACTTGACGTAACCGATCCAAATCCAGTTGGAGTTGGGCACAATAGATTGCAACTGACGCTGGGTGCGTCCGCGTGCCACCTGTTAGATCGACTATGCTGTCGCCAGTCAGATCAACCGTGTCCGCCGTCAAATCAATCATGTTGTCTTGCCCAGGATCACTCGGTTTCTTTTTCGACGCAGGCAAGGAGGACCCTTCCCGCGCGCGTTTTGTGCTGTTGGGTGTTTGTGTCATAAATTCATAATGCCCGCCCCCGTACTGCGACAAATAAATAAACGACTTGGGGTGCGTTTCAAACAAATGATTCACATCATCCACCTCCTGCACCGCGAGTAAGGGGGTTAATATGGAAGGGAGTTTACTGACGCTTGCGCCAATTCCAGTTGCACGTGAAAAGAGATACACTGGTATTTGAAAATATGCCGTCACAAGTAACAAGTTTTTTTCCATAAACATATGTGGATCCGACCCATCAACCACAGGCAGGCGGGGCTGGCGTGGAGGCGTTTGTGTCATGGCCTGCATGTCCTGCATGGCGGATCGTATGTAATACCCCCGCTCATACAAATCGCGCGTGCGTGGATAAATCTCGGTTGAGGGTGCTCTCTTTAAATCCATCCCGTCTTTGCGGGTTGCAGACTGGGGGATCATATCGTAGATCAATGGAGCGGTATATTGGTAGGCTGGTGCGTACTCCGGTTTATAGCGGAATTCGGCTTGCAAGCCAAGCAAATGAGTGACAAATGCATTGAGTTGAATAGGGCTAAACTGAATCATATTCTGACGCATGTTTGTGCGGGCGGTTTCGAGCGTGCCTTGTGGCAGGGCACACATCAGTGCTTGAAGGGGTGCGTTGTGTTGCTGGGTTGCATGGGTCGACGCAAGAACTAGGATTTGTAGGATGGTGTACCACCCGCAGAAATTTTGGTTCCCTGAAGTGCGGTGCCGTGTAAAGTGTTGACCAAATTCAATGGGATGTCGAAAGAGAAATTGTAATTGTGCTTGTTCATCCATTCGGTCGGCAAACACTCCATGACGACGAAGAGCACTGTCTGGGGTGAGATTGGGCACAATAAACGACCGAATGGCCAGTTGGTCGTCTTCCGCATGTATATAAAAGTATTGTAAATTGACTGTATTCGTTGATGGGTCTACAAACAAATCAGCATATTGATACTGTTCGGTTCGATTTACAATCTGAGCGCGCTGGGATTCTTGGAGCTCCAAGGGAACCGGATTGTACTGAACGATTTCTTGCTGTGTCAATTGGTACAAATGGTGTGCCTGGTACAGCCCGCGCTGTAAATAGGACACATTGTGGTGGTGGTTATCTGCCCGACTACCGGGCTCGCGCTTGAGGAAGGTTGTGTTTGGAGCCCCCTCAACATTGTACCGGCTGATCCAGTTAAATTCAAACGACTGACTGTTAATGATGTTGTTTGCCTTTTCAATCCTTCGTAAAAACCGATCCCGGACCGATCGCTGGGTTGCCGTGATGCGTGGGCGCTGCCTGTCCAAATCGAACTGCGGATAAGTCGCGGGTGTCGTTGCCGGCGTCGTGGTCGGTCCAGTGAGATCCTGCACTATATCCACAGGATCGACTCCGCCTGTCATATGGTGCTGTGTACGACGACGCCGCCGCCGCTGTATAAGTGAATTCAATTGTCGCCGCAGCGCCAAACTGCGTGTTCCGCCACCACATAAGAATTCATAAGTGTGAACAATTTGTTGGAGCTGAGCCATTGCGGATTCTTTATTATAGGTGTGTGTTTTGGGCGGGTTGTTACAGATAGTCACATACCGTGACAGTCTGGCCATCAAACTTGAAGGGTCTACCACACCCCCAAATTAAGTTGTGGCGGAGTAAGCGATCGCATTCACTTTTGGGCGCATGGGGGTTGAGTGGCTTGCCAGTGGCTTTCAACACGCCATGCCGAAAGATCATACAGGCAATGTGTGCAGAATCGACTTCAATAGTACCCTTGCAATGTGGACACACAATATGATGAAGCGTCATGCGACTGGGTTGAGTTTGTCCAAACCCCATTAGAATTCTTTATTTCAGTTGCTGTCTGAAACGCGCGTGGTTGTTCACTCCTCCGACACATGTCTGCGAAATATCGTCCTCCTCGTCGTCGTGTGTGTGAGACTGCCAACACACCAACTCCCCCCTGTACAACAAGTAAGGGGAAAGAATCTCGTCACACTGCGCACGCGCGACCGGCAGCGCATGCCAAATGGGTGGGTGCCTCCATTTTGCTGTTTTCCATCACACCCGACCAATACATTTACTTTTTGCTGGGCCAAGAAGCCGAACACAAAGGCTACAAAGAATCCGGGAAATGGTCCGATTTTGGTGGCGGTGCCACTCTCTATGAAGATGAATATACATGTGCCGCGCGGGAATTCCTGGAAGAAACGCAGCGCACGATCAACCCCTTTCCCGCGAAATATGGGCACAGTATACCGGATATGTTTATGATCACGGAGGAACTGCGCAACCGGAACTTTACAGCGAGGATTGATTTTAATTTTCTCAACACACACCGGCCGCGGACCTACACAACCTTTTTAATCCAAATTCCATGGGATCCCACTTTGCGCAGTCGTTTTGCGAAACGCGTGCGTGCAAGTCAAGTCGCCCAGACCTTTCCGACCGTCAACCGCTACACGAATTTTCAAGGCAAGTTCAAATCCACCCGACGGGGACTACTGGAAAAAAGCGCGATTCAATTCTTTTCCATTCCTACATTGATGGGGGTGCGAAAGGGTAATACTACACGGGTGCCACCCGAACCGCGTGTGGAATTGCGGGCGTTTTTCCAACGGCGGATGTCTAAAATTTTGGCACTGGCCTTTCCCAAAAATGTGGCGCGGTACCAGACCTTGGATACCAAAGAAGCCTGTCGGGCCCTGTATCAAGGTGCGGGTGTGCGTATACCGTTACCGCCCCAAAACCACGACACGCCTGCCCAAAAATGGACCCGGGGTGCTCAACTCCCCACCCAGTCCAATACAGCCTCGGATCAGCCACCCAGCCGTATTTTCCAAAATTTCAATACCCATCGTAAATATCCGAGTGCAGCGCTGCGAGACCCAGTCGACAAAATCTTTTATTAAGTCTCTTGAATACCCAAGTCTGTAATCACTTGTGCACGCAGTTGTTCCCACCGCGAAACCAGATACGCACACTCGTTGGACCACGACTCACCCCTCATACGAATCGAATGCGCGCACACTCTGACAGCAAGCATACGATCGCTTTCTAACCCGACCAATTGCATCATTTGGTCGTAGGAATGCTTGGATCGACTCCGCCCAAGTTGCGTGTCCACCCACAATTTGTGGGGAGGAATTCGCTGACGCTCCAACAATTCGAATAGGTGTGTGTAATAATAGGTACTCATTGGAGGAGTACCACTTGGTACACACTGTAGGACAAAGAATACAGGAAACGGAAAACAGTCAATTAATTCATTCATGTTTACAGACGATCCTGACCCGCTGCAACCACCTCCGCATTTTGCGTCTTGACGGCCTTTTTCAACGCGGCCAAGTCGCGCAACCACATTTGAGTGGGCGTCATTGCCCGGATCGCCTGGGTACGCAGCTCGAGGTCCTTCAAGAGAGTCATCCATTCATCCACCGTTTCCTTTGTCTGCACACTCAGCGGCAACCCCAAAAGCATGGCGTGCGTGGATTTGGCAAAACCCAATTCAGTCATGGAGTGTTTGATGGCAGCTAAGGGACGTTTTTGCACAAGCAGCCGGTCATCCAACAAACACTGCACAAATGTCGCCTTGAGCGTCCACTGGGCCGTTTCCTTCGCCACGCAGCGCAATAAATATTTCTGGCGGGCGGTGTACCCTGCAAGACGGGCCGCCGCGTGTTCCTCAAAAATCTGGCGCACGGAATACGTGGTCGGCTGACCGGCCGCATTCAGCAAAATTGCGGTACTTGGGCGCATGGCAATTGTCGTCGTCAGTTTCCAATCCCGGCGCACCAAGTCGTCAAATTGCGCCGGAGTCCGCGCGGCGCGCTGCGCGGCATACCAGGCGGCGACGTCTTTACTCAGACGGATCCGAAACGACGCCACCGTTTCTGTACCCGTGTTGAGTACTTGGTCGGGCGGTTTCCCACGGAGAGTGTTGGATTGTGCAAATTCCATAAACGAATCGATCCATTGTCCCGGTGGAAGTTCCGTCACAAGTAGTGTGTCGCACCGAGTCGTTGTCATGTGCGCGGCGCCCTGCGCTTCAAATTTGAACGAGTCGGCGGGTCCGACGCGCACCCACGTCCCCTGGAATCCACGTACAAACGGCGTTAACTCGACGGCGCGGTCCCAGCTCGTGGTGTGCAGGTAGTGTTCGATGGTGTCAATGATGGTGACTGGATTGAATGTAGGAATGTTGGTGGCCCATCCAGTGGCAATTCCACTGCTACCATTCACAAGACTCATGGGAATGACAGGGAGGTAATGCAGAGGTTCAATTTGGACACCATCTTGGGTTTGGGCGGGTACAATGGCGTCGTCGGCCCGGGGGAAGAGTGCGCGTCCAATGGGGTTCAATTTCGTGAAAATGTACCGCGGGGATGCAAAATCTTTGCCACCTTTCAGACGCGTGCCAAATTGACCGATGGGATCCAGCAAATTCAGGTTGTTACTCCCTGTGAAATTTTGGGCCATTTTAACAATGGCCCCGGAGAGACTGGCGGCTCCATGGTGATACCCGCTTTTTTCTTGGACAATGGCAGCAAATGCTTCCACTTTGGATTCTGTATTGGTCCGATTCACAGCGACCCAAAAGATTTTGCGCTGGCTGGGCTTAAATCCATCCAGCACACTTGGAATGGCGCGCTCAATGGATGCCTGGCAATACAGTCGAAAGGGGACTTGAAAAAATTCCTTGTAGTGCACCATGGTCTGGTCTCCCTGTGGTTCCTCCGCGATCGGAACGGGAGTCTCGCTGAGCCATTTTTTGCGTACACTGGCCAAAGAGCCGTCAAACGCCATTTCAAGCCACTGAAATCCATTCCACTCCTCGAAAGGGAGGGGGCTGGCGGCACTGGGCTTCGAGCCGCCCCCACCACCACCACCACCCTCCGGGAGAGGCAATTTGCGCTTGCTGGACTCCGCCGCATACTGAGTCACCAGTGAGGCGTACGGCACAGTGAGATCGATTTGAGCAAAGGGGATCAAGTGGCGTGGCAAATCGCGAAAATATTCACGCCCTTCCGCAGCCGTCGACGTTCCAAGTCCTTTGTAGAATTTGATGGTCCACGCGCCGGAAATCGTTTTGGCCCATTTGGCGTATTCTGGCTGGGAATAAAACGATTTGACGGTTTTGCCCTTTCGGGCGCGAATCACTGGCGTAATGAATTGGAACAAAAAGGGAATCGCCAGCAAAGTGGGGTTGAACACGGCAATCAAATTCAATATGAGGGATTTGATGTGTGTCCCATCATCATCCTGATCCGCCATGATGACCAGACGACCATACCGAAGAGACGCGCGGATTTTGGCGTCGCGGTAGTCGACTCGCTGGCGCATCCCCATGATTTTGATGACAGTGGGCAATTCTCGATTTTTGGCAAAGTCTTTCTCAGACGCCACGCGTGCGTTCAACGGGACACCTCGAAGCGGATACACACCATACGTTTGACGACCCACCACAGCCAGTCCGCTGACTGCCAACGATTTGGCACTGTCTCCCTCGGTTAAAATCAATGTACATTGACTACTCTTCGGTCCACCCGCCCACACGGCGTCATCCAGTTTGTCAATCCGCAGAGTCTTCGTTTTCACACCATTGTCGAATTGATCCGCTTCATACTTTGTTCCTTTGGCTCGCGTGGCAATCTCCTCCACAATGCCCGAGTCGCGCAGCAATTTGTTGAGTTGCGTGTCGGTGAAGGCACACTTGACACCAAATTTTGTGGCGGGACTGTTTAATTCTTCCTTGGTTTGGGATCCAAATGCAGGGTTGGGAATCATTGCATTAAGTGTGAGCAACATGTTGCTCTCGATCAGAGCAGTGCTGGCGCGCAGACTTTTGTACTGTTTACGCAACGCCGCTTTGATGCCTTTGACGAGTTGATTCCGGACATGGCGAACGTGCGTGCCTCCTTTCGGTGTGGCAATCGAATTCACATAACTATAACAAGATCCAAGACTTGTGGGGGCGCTGGAGGTGAGCCCCACTTCCCATCGGCGATTCACGGTGCAAAACCCTATCGGGTGGTCCGGCACAAGTGCAGCGCCTATGGACTTGCTCAGTGAGCGAAACCCTTTGATGGGCAGTTTGCGGGTTTGAAACATCACTTCCAAGTGCGGGTTGGTTCCTGCCAGTTCCACGCATCGCATCCCAATCCATTCGAGCATGCTCGGTGTCCACGAATCCACACCCTCCCCAAAGCGGGTCCAATCCGGGATAAACGAAATCTGCGTGAATGGCTTGGGCGCTTTGGAACTGGGTGTGCGAATACTGGGCTTATTCACAGTGGACATGTTGTTCGTCCACGTCTGTTTGTACCGCTTGAGTCCATCACACGTTTCCACTGTAAAGTGAGTGGAAAACACATTGGCGAGTTTGGCCCCATATCCATTGCGACCACCCGTGAATCTCTGCTCCTTGTCATTAAAGTTGGACGACGACCGGAGGGTTCCGAATATACCCTGCACTTTGTACATGTTCCATTTCGGATGAATTTCAATGTCAATTCCAGGCCCATCGTTCCATATGGTAAATTCCCCCGTTTCCACATTCACCGCCACTTTGCATTTTTTGACTTGAGTGGGAAAGCGGGTTTTGTGGTCCGCCACATTGACCAGTAATTCGTCACACAATTTACCCAAGGCGGGGCAAATGGTCAACTGGTCGCGGCATACTAATTGGTAGGTTTCTGTGTCCAGAACGAGTGTATGGTCACGCGTGTTGAGGTCAATGGACCCCACTTGGGTGTCGGGTCGCGCCAAAATATGTTCCAATTCATTGAGTGTCTCGTACTCAATTTTCACACGTTTTCCCGCGGCCATTGTGACAAATTTCGATGCATTGAGTTCGAAGTAGGGTGTTTACGATCATGCGAGAGTGTAATTGATTCTTGCGAGTACAATAAAGCATAGATCGGATATTGAAATGGAACTTGGACAACTCGAGTGCGTTTTATTGCGCCATTTGCAAAAACGGACTACTGAACCATGGATCCAAACAATTCCGATGATCCCCCCTGCGATTTCGACACGCAGTTTATGGCCGACTTTTGTTCGTACATGTTGAATGAGTTGGAAAAGGGGCACATTTTGGATCCAGACGAAGTCCGGATGATGCGGGCCGACCAGCCGGTGTATTATGGGGATCCAGATATGTACCCTCCCGATTATGATCCAAATGATCCAGTGGAGTTGGACGGGTTGGACACTCAGTGGAAACAATGTACACAGTTGCACACAACTGCAACAACCGTATGCCACCATGCAGCATCCTTATTGGATACGAATCGACAACACTCAAGTCTCAACCCTATTCAGGCCGCCCACGCCCTCACCCACCTGGAGGGGTTTCACAAGTGCCGTACAGCATTCATCAAATGGCAGACCGCAACTGAGAAATACAACGCGGGTGGGGGTGGGGATGAATATGTGTAGTGTCAGAAACATGTGTTTGAAACCCACTCCAGAATAAAACCTTGGCGTTACAAAAAACTGATGGATTCATCATTGAATCTGTATCGAGATTTATTGGGTGGGCGCGGGCAGTCATTGCCTCCCGAATTGCATGACTTTGAAAAATGGTTGGCGCGGTCCCCGGCTGTCGGTGGGGGGAGCGAGGTACTTCCTGTCGCGGTGGAATTGACAGGCGGTGTGACGACGCCTGTACGCATTCAACTCCAGCCAAACACAATTGACCCAAGTTCAAATATTGACAAAACAGCGTCCCCAGTCGACATGATCAAGTATACAGTCAGCGAAAAATCGCCCGGTATTCATGCATTGCTGCAATGTATGTGTACACTGTATTTGCTGACAGAATCCACGAATCCACAAAACACAGTACTTGTTCATTTCATGGCGCAACTACATGAATGGAGTAAAGTAGACGTCGTGCAACATGCCTGTGCCGCCCGGCGATCCAACTCGATTACGTTTCCAGACACCGTAATCACTACCTTCCTGCATATGCTCAACTACATTGGATCCGATAAAAACAACGCGTTGTATTTACCTACTGCGGGTGTGTTTGACAAGAATTACTCCGGGGAACGGAATTTCGCAGCGATCGTATCACAGATCGCGGCATATTTTGATGTGGCGATCGGAATGGTTGAAATGAATGGACCTGGATACAAGCCCAAAGTGCGTTCAAAATCTGTGGTGGAGCGGTTATGGGTTGGTGCGCGTCATGGACGTCCAGTCGACAAGTCCTACAAATTAGCGGAAATGGTGTTTCTTGTGAAGACTATGGATCCACCACACTATTCGTATGCAGAGTCAGAGGTACGTCGTTTGCAAATCGATGAAAAATGTGCACACTACAAGCCGCTCACACTCACGACAGAATCCATAAAGTGGTCTCTGGAATTCCCATCAAAACAGTCGAAATCTGAACTGACCTCATTAGGCAACGCGATCAGCACCATTGAGCCATCCATCAAATGGTTGAATGCCAATGGTGCGGTTGCGAAGGATATATATGAGCGTATACTTAAGATTGAAATAAATAGTCGACGGAAGGGGTATGGTACGTTGGAAGGTATCAAGGCGCTCAAATTGTTTGATAAAGATATTTCACCGGGTGTTGCATGGTCAGACCAATTGATTGCACTGGCAATCTCTAAATTAAGCACAGATGATCAGCATAAACTTGAGGCGTTCACAGACTTTATTGATACCCAATCATCAATGAATGAAGCAAATAAGAAGCAATTCCTTCAAAACTACATCACATTATTACGGGTGGATGTGACGGATGGTAAAGGGTTTGATGCGACTCGAGTCATGCAACCTGTGAAAAATGAATTCAAGAAAATCGTTCAAGAGCGACTCGAGTATGTGTCGAATAAACTGATCAAATGGAACCGGACATTGGGAAATTTAGAGGATTATTTAACCGATTATACGGTTGAACCGGGTCCTATAGACAAGAAAACGCGGGCGGACAAGGTTACATATTATCGCGTGATCTTGACCGCCATCAAAGAGTATTTGAAGATCCTATTACCACCGACATCATTCCGCGCAACTAAATTAACCATTGTGGATAATTTGATTGAACTTAGCAATACTAAACCCCATTGTATAGTGGCAACCATTTGGAACGAGGTGATTCAATATATTGCAGGCACAGCGCATAAAGATGTACCCGTTGAAGATGTACAACATCGCATCACGGAGAAAGGGTTGATTGGATACCAAGAAACGAAATACGACACCATATTTGATGGTACGAAATTCCAGCCGCTACGCAATACACGTGAGCAGTTCGACCGCGACCGCCGTATTTTGAAACACATAAGTGGTATAGAATACTTTACGCATAAACCGATGCTCGAAGATATCATTCATTATTTTGAAGCGATTACAGCGACACATGCGGCTGAATCTTCAAAGCGATTGTATCTTACGCGACTCAAGGATACATTATATAATAACATAATCAAGAATGTGTGGGGGGGACAGCATTTCGAGCCAATGACAAATGAAGAATTGAAGGAAATTCAATCGAACTTACGTATTCACGCACAACATCAATTGGCAATGCGACTTGTTACCGACAATAAAACAACAAAGTTAGACTTATTTGATGACACTGCAACGTTAATGGCAATCCATGGCGCATCATTAGATGATTATGGTTTAATCACGACATCTACTGCCCGCAATCAAAAGTTACTATTGTGGATGAAACAAATTCTTGCACGGAAAACCAATGATTACATACATGTGCATTTGAAATTTATTGAGTTAGTGGAGAATGCTCCTCAAGCCATAATTGACAACAACATGAGTGTTATGATTACTAATTTTGTTGACGTAACATATCTACATAAAAACATGTATAAAGCATTACAGGATGCGTATGTCACCATATTACAACGTTCTCGATTGAACAAGATTGCGAGTATACAAGACATGATCAACAATAATACGACACTAACTGAACTTCAATCGAAATTAACAGCGCCTTGGTTTGATGCAAGTCAGGTATACATACCTGTATTGAATGTAAATGATCGCAATGCAGTGATTTTACAATTTATTCAACATGCACTTACAATTAATCCTATGATTGATGACAAGTTGAAATGCGCGCGGCGTCTTCAAATAACTCGACGTCTTTTGAAAGTACATAATAATGAGTATGTAACCGAGTTTATTACCAACTTTAAGGATGATGCAGCGATACAACGTTTGCATATTCAAGTATTTACAGAACATGACATTAATTTATGGGATCTTCAGTGGGAGAAAGTGAAAGCCATGATACATGACGATAAAACAATTGATAATGTTGCCGTCATGTTATCGATTGGTGCAACTCATGCGTCATTGAGTGGTGCACCTTTCAGAGACTTGACAGATGAGACTAGAAAGACACGTGATATGGCTATACTTGATTTCATGGAGGGTTTGGATAATGTATCCGATATGAACGAATCATACGTTAAACTCGCTCAAAAAGTTGCGAAAGCCATGCGAGTCAAATCTATATCGTCTAGCGAACACTTAAAAGGTCGCCGAACTCAAGTTCCGGATATTGTTAATGCAGTTCATACTTCGAATATGGATGATTTGAAAGTCATGAACGTTGAATTAAATAAACATACATATACCGAATTCAATGATTTGTATGTGTATTCAATTGATGTTACACGTAGTAGTAGTACACATGTGGTAGATCTACCTCGAGTCTCATGGGCAAATATCACACTAAACGGCAAGCAATTCATGACTGAGTTAGACACGAATATGCCATTTACAGCCAAACAGCCCATTATGCAACAAATGATTAATAATTTAAGCACACAATTCAAAGAAGGTGAGTTTGACGACTGTATATATCCTATTACAGAGGCAGATCTGGGGTTCTTTAAATGTTATGTGGGACAATTGGAGTCTCATCCGCATACAAATAATGTCTTGGGTTTACTGAATCAAAGTTTGCTGAGCAACATAAATAAAATGTTACATGTATTATATTTTGACGCAACCGGGGGAAATATTACTAGACATGGGATAACGTCACTAGATATTGGTGTTGATGAAGATGCTGTTTCGGGGACCTTGCGCGTACCATTTGTGTTTGGGAATATCACAACAAATACTAGATCAACAATTCCAGTGTCGTTGAAATGGGTATATGATAAATTGACACAAACGATACCATCGGTGGAAGTCACCAGTGACGGCGATACCGTGAACACAACAATTGATACGATCGTGAATCAAATGTGTACCTACTTTTCGTTTGATATAAACTCGGACCCCGATGCGGAAGCGGCGGCGGAGGCACAAGCGGCACAGGCACCGGCACAGGCACAGGCACAGGCACAGGCACAGGCACAACCACAGCCACAGCCACAGGTACAAACACAGCCACAAGCACAAGCACAAACACAGGCACAAACACAGGCACAGGCACAGGCACAACCACAGCCACAGGCACAGCCCACAGGCACAGGCCCAGCCACAGGCACAGGCACAGGCACAAGTGGAACAAGCGGCGAAGGCACAGGCACAGCCACAGGCACAGTCACAGCCACAGGCACAGGTGGAACAAGCGGCGAAGGCACGGCCACAGGCACAGGCACAGCCACAGGCACAGGCACAGCCACAGGCACAGCCACAAGTGGAACAAGCGGCGAAGGCACAAGCGGCACAGCCACAGGCACAAGTGGAACAAGCGGCGAAGTCACAGCCACAGGCACAAGTGGAACAAGCGACGAAGGCACAGGCACAGGCACAGGCACAGCACAGCCACAGCCACAAGTGGAACAAGCGGCGTCGGACGTAGAAGTGGAGGAGGCAGCCATTAAAGCAGCGCAAGCCCAACTCATATCACGTGAACAGGAAGTGGCCGCCACAAAAGAACTGGTGAAAAAAATTGCGCGCGGTAAAGAATATGAACGGGTGCTTGCAGTGATGCAACGCGAAAATGCCACAAAGCAACTTGGCCAAGAAACCCTCCAATTGGATATACTGATGGCGCGTCAGAAATTGAAAAATACCGAACATCAGTTGTTGAATGCACAGCAATTATCTAAAAATGCGAAAGCCGCATATGATTCAAGAGTGGCACAGATCGCCAGTGACAAAAGAACGATGGTCCAAATGGCCCAAGGGCGTAATACTCTGGAAGAAATTAATGAGATTAAGCAGGAATTGCGGGCCAAAATTGCGCGGTTCGAGAAAAGGATTCCGCCGGAAAAACAAAACATGGTTGATGCCGCTAAATCTGTTCAAGACGCCACCCGTGCGTATAATAATGCGAAAAAGCATTTGGATCGGTTGAATGCACAAGCGCTCAAAATAGGTCTGATAATGGATGTAACGCAAAAACTTCGACAGGCAAAATTAAAATTGGCTGTTTTGACAAATCAAGAAAAAGCTGCAAACCGAAAAGTGGCAGATGCACGCCAAAAAGTGGTAAATGCAACTAACTTCTCCAACCCATCTATGACTGAATCTTTGAAAATCATGCAATCGCACCAACAAACTGTTGGCGACATTATTACACAAATCAAGGCCACGCGGGCGGATATTTTGAAATATACAGCATTGATGAAAGCGGACACGGATGCCAATAAGAAGGCAGACGAAATGGGCCGAACTTCGGATACAGCTGCGACGGGGGCTCCGGGTGCTTCTGCGACCATGGAAACAGCTGCGACTTCAGGTGCGGCTGCGGCTTCGGCTACGACTACGGGGGCGACTGGGGCTCCGGGTGCGGCTGGGGTTGCGGCTGGGGTTGCGGCTTCGGCTACGACTGGGGATGCGATTGAAACTAACACCGGGGATTCGGATAACACCCGGCGTCCGCCCCCCCCAGCCCCGCCGGCTACGAAGTGGGATACCAAAAAAGACACAATTACCGAGATACAACGAAGGCTGACTCAATTGAAAAACAGCCCGCAAACTACACCGGAGAAGTCAGCTGCAATTGATCGTGACATTAATAAAGCGACAACCATTCAAAACATAATTGATACAATCAATAAGCAACACCTCAATTCAATAGATATAAAAAATGCGCTTGCTGCGGCGGACAGGGCGAGACTTGTGACGGGTCAACTTCATAATCGCTTAATGGTTCAACAATCTGATGCCAAACTACGATCTATATCCCGCAAGGCAGACCTCAAATCAACCGCCGCATCAAATATAGTAACAGACTTACGAGACGTGGAAGCAGTATTAAAAGACGACTTAACCCAATTGAAACATAAATTACGTGAGTTATCCAGTGTGTCCAGGAAGGTCATTACATCCATGTTCGATCCGAAAACCACCTTGGATAAATGGACGGAATATCTTAAACCGATGTTTCCGGGTCTGGTGGCGGTGGGTGATACTCGGAATTTGCAGAACAACACCGATAGGGAAGCTTCGGGTGCGGCTGCGACTGCGACTACGGGTGCTTCTGCGACTGCGACTACGGCTACGGGCCTGGATACGGCTCCTGCTCTGGGCGCGGCTTCTCCGGCTGCGCCTGCGACTGTGACTGCGACTGCGACTGGGGCTGCGACTGCTCCTGCACCGGCTACGGTTACGGATCAACCCCTGCCCCCACCTCCGGCTTCCACTTCGACTGAGGTTACCGATACACCTACTCGAATCACACAGGCGTCGACCCCTGTGGATGTGAATTCGATCGCACAATCAGATCCCAAACTGGCTCCTGCCCCGGATGCGGATGCGACTAGTGGCCCGACGGCTGCGGCTACAACTCCGAATGCGACTTCAGATTCAGCACCGGCTCCGACGGCGACTCCGGGTTCAAATGATACGGTCGGAGTTGTGACTGGGAATGTGGCTAGCCCGAGTTCGAGTTCAACTCCAAATGCGACTGACGAGGTACAACCCGCAACGGCTGGTCCTGCTCCGGCTCCGGCTCCGGCCCCGGCCCCGGCTGCTCCTGCTCTGGCTCCGGTGAGTGTGACAAGTGCGACGCCGAATGCGGATGTGCGTCTAGCGCGTCTAGCGAAGGAAGCAGCGGCGAAGGGGCTTCAGCGTCTGGAGAGACAAGAGGCGGCGGCCGAGGCGAAGGCACAAGCGGCGGCCGAGGCGGAAGCCAAGGCCAATGCGGAGGCGGCGGCACAGGCGGTACAGGCCGAGGCGGCACAAGCAGAGGCGGAACGTGTGAAGGCCGAGGCCAAGGCCAAGGCAGAGGCGGAACGTGTGAAGGCCGAGGCCAAGGCCAAGGCAGAGGCGGCGGAGAAGAAGGCAGAGGCGGAAGCCAAGGCAGAGGCAGAAGCCAAGGCCAAGGCAGAGGCGGAAGCCAAGGCAGAGGCGGAAGCCAAGGCGGAGGCGGAGGCGAAGGCGGAAACAGCGAGACTAGCGGCGAAGGCGGAAGCAGCGAGACTAGCGGAAGCAGCGAGACTAGCGGCGGAGGCGGAAGCAGCGAGACTAGCGGCAGAGGCGGAAGCCAAGGCAGAGGCGGAAGCCAAGGCAGAGGCGGAAGCCAAGGCGGAGGCGGAGGCGGAGGCGAAGGCGAAGGCGGAAACAGCGAGACTAGCGGCGGAGGCGGAAGCAGCGAGACTAGCGGAAGCAGCGAGACTAGCGGCGGAGGCGGAGGCGGTAGAGGAGCGTCTGGCGGCCAAGGCAGAAGCAACGGCCGATGCAGCGACGAAAATCCAAAGCCAAATAAGGCGGATGTGGGCGAGGCGTCATATGGCGGAACGTGTGGAGGCGGAAGCGGAGGCAAGTAAGGACACATTTGCACAAGCAGTGATTCGGATTCGCCGTGCGGCGCAAGATCATAAGATTTCCCGCGCACAATGGAAACGGTGGGTGCGCCGCAATATGGATCCATTCAAAAAATACTACGGAACGAATGTTCAGAGTTTTATGAATGATTTCTCAAATTAATTGTTCTTCTGCCCCCCTGCTCCTCTCTTTTTTGGGGGTGAGTCCATTTAAATCAAGTGCTACGACAAAATGCAAGCCAAACGACTTTGCGTGGAAAAAGAACCACATGATGCATACAGGCAGGCTTGTCTTGATGCACTGGAATGCCCCGACACTGCACAGCACATCGTACACGGAACACCCATCGAATCACGCAGCCTCCTCAAAGCATGTGATCCAACGGCCCTTCTTCGCGTCGCTGCACTTCGGCGTCCAAATGGACAACCTCACTTTCCTCAATTACAAATCGACATGCTGCGTCTGTACCAATCCAACGGTGTCCCCCTTCGGCTCACCGTAGGCTCCTCACCCATGCCACTCAAACTTTTCACACACCAACTCAAAGCACTGCGCTTTCTCCGACAATGTGATGTTCAATATCAACAAGATCCTACCTATACACGCGGTGTCCACGGTGCCATCACCGTTCTGCAAATGGGACTGGGGAAAACCCTCATGGCGATCGCATTTGCACTCATGTTACCGAACCGCCGCGTTCCCTCGTCCCCACCCGGTGCAGCCATTCCAGTCTTTCCCACACTCGTCATTGCCAGTAAAACAGTCATGACCATGTGGCAAATTGATGGATTTGAAAAGTTTTTTCCATCCCATCGACTTCGCATTCTCTATCTACATAAAAATTGGATGACGCGCGACGCAATTGACGCACTCACACGCGCCGAAATTCAAACGTATGATTTTGTGGTCACCACCTACGACGTCATTCTGCATTTGGGCCGCATACACCCAGAAACACTTGATGGGGTGCTCGAATATGGACGCGAAGGTGTATGGGGCGAAAATTCAAACGCCGTAAAAGAAATCCATCTGCGCACACGCCAAGGCGCAGACCGCCCCGAATGGACCGGGCTGCGAGTGTTGTATGGAACTCCATGGAAATTGGTGATTGCGGATGAAAGCCAGCGATTTGCCAACCCCAAAACCAAAACCTTTCGCGCCATGATGGGGATTTATGGAGCCCGCAAACTCTGCCTGACCGGCACACCGATTCGCAATTACAAAACCGATCTGTGGTCGCAATTGCGCTGGATGGGATACCAAGGCGTGTCGAAACCACAGCACTGGCGACCCATGTACATGCGACTTCACAATCTCGACACGTGTATTTTGTCCATCAACTATCAAGACACGGACATTGTCATGCCGCCGCAGACAGCCACAAAACATCACCTAACTTTGACTCCGTTCGAGAACCGCGTCTACCAATTCATCTTTAAAAAGGCCCAAGAAGCACTCGACCAAATGCTGCGCCGGAAATTAAACTTTGTGTGTGTACTGGCACTGTTTACACGTCTGCGGCAAGTGTGTATTGCCCCTTATTTGATCACCACCATGTCCAAACGGAACCGCGGGGGACCCTCGACGTCCGCCACCTATGCCGAAGAAGTGTTGGCGGAACTGGAGGCGGACGGCCCGCTCTGGACGCAAATCAAAGACCGCAACGGACCCGCAGGTGTGCACAGTTCGAAAATTCAAACCATTGTACACACAATTCGCGCACTTCCCCCAGGCGACAAAGTACTTGTCTTTTCCATGTTTACATCGGTACTGGATTTAGTCGCGAGTGCCTTGGATGGTCCAGAGGACACAAGAGGGGACGACTCATCATCATCATCCAATTCGAGCCCGGTTGCAAGTGCGACGTTGTTTGACGACGACATGCCACCTCCCTGGCGCGCACCGCCACCCGCTCCACACCCATCCTCCGCGGAGTGCACGCCGATTGGATACGAACAACTGGATGGGGGCACCGCCGATCGCGTCGGCACAATGCACCGGTTCAAGACGGACCCCGCATGCAAAGTATTGTTGATTACCTACAGTGTCGGCGGAGAAGGGTTGAATATTACAGAAGCGAACCACGTCATTCTCGTGGAACCATGGTGGACGTACGCGGTGCCCATGCAAGCCGCCGCACGCGTGTGGCGACCGGGTCAAACTAAACCCGTGGTGATTCATGACCTGATTGCGACGTCGACGATTGAGGAGCATGTGATCGAGATCTGTGAACAAAAAAAGGCCATGGCCGCGACGTTTTTATTAAACACCACTGTCTTGGGGGAGACGGTGACTCAGACATCCAATTCAATGGGTGTGGCAATGTTGCGCCGTATTTTACGCACCTAATTCAAGATGAATGACTTACAGTGTAATGTGCATTGTTTGGGGATATGCACGGCTTAACTGGTTGACTTGGTGGGCCCACTTATTCACTTGCACTTCCTTTCCTTGATACACCAGAAACTGCTCTTCTTGCGCAAGCAACACAAAGTCTGTATACACCCGACAATCGACTTGGTGTGCTGCACTGTATGCTAGAAATGCTGCCAGGGAATGACTTTGACTGGCTTTCAACTTGCGCACAATTCGGCGAAATACAGTTAATTTCTCTGCAATATGACTTGCAGGGTCCGGCACATAAACCGGGGGGTACCCGAATTGCGCCGTCGTTTTTAATTCGAATGTGCGGGGGTCTTTTTGGGCGGCACTCAGTAAGGCAATGGCTTTTTCAAACCGCTCCCGCACAGTGGACAATTGTATGTTTTGAAGCGTGTGTACGAGTTTCATGGCCCGTGTGGTCGATTGGATGGGTGCGAATCCAAACCGTTCATAGAACCCCTGCCCTTTTTTGAGTAATTGGATCACACTGAGACGCATATTTTCGCCATTTTTCAAACACGTCACGTCCGCCGCGTCTTCGAGAGAGGCATCCCGTGCACCCAATTTACGGCACACGGCAAGCACGAAATTCATCAACGTGGATCCGGTCAATCGGGGTGTTTTGTGGATGTTTTGGATGTGAACATGTGTGGGCGCGCGTGGTTGGATTTCCAACGCAAAGGGTGTATAGGGAGTGTATTGTTTGCGTTGTCGGTAGATGAAGCGCCATTCCTTTTGGTATTTGTATATTTTGATGGGGAAGATGTTTGTGCGCCATCGCATGTTAAAAACAGGGCCATAAACTGTGTGCCAATGACGGAGACATGCATATGCCGAGGCGGAGGGGGGAGCACATTCAATGGTCGCCAAAGAGATGGTTTTCATCGTTCTTTCTTTCTTTCAAGGCAATCAAAAAAAGAACCCCTCCCTGCTCCTTCACGACACAGGATGCAGTATAAATTGCGCATTCCACATCACTGGATCAATCAGGACCGTGGTCATGGCAAACAGCATGAGTCCCGCAATCCGGTACCACGGCGCCTGTGCTTCGGCTTCGCCCGCCAACAACAAAAGCGTGCACAACCCAACCACGACAAGTATCCCGGACGCCCATACCTTACTCCATTGTTTGTTGAACGTGCACCACACAAAGACACTCCACAAACACGAGCCAAGTAGTACAATGCCCACAATCAGTGGTCGAATCCAAGTGCCATAGGAAAACAACCCTGCGTGGTCCGGTGTGGGTAGTGCCACATGCGACACAATGTACCATATAAACCCAAGTGCCGCAAGCACCCAAAAAGCATAAAACATGTGTTGGGAGGATTGAGTGATACCGACCCAATAATCATGCTTGGTGTAATCCAAGTAGATCAAGCTATACGAGGCAAGGACTGCAAGTCCGCCAACGCCCACGGTGGACACGAGTGCAATTTGCTGGGGGTCCATGTTTGTTTCAAGTGACTTAAAAAAGAGGGGTCCCTCAAATTCCCTTACGTATCCTTCGTCTCCTTCATGATTTCTCCGAATACATAATTGCGGCCTCCCGAATTCCACCATGCATTCAAGATTTTGACAATTGCGGCGTCAGTATTCTCCAGCATGGTCGTCATTGGGTTTTCCTCATCGTCAGAAGAGTCGTAGTCGTCCGGAATATTTGCATCAAACAGTTTTCGCGCCTGAGCCAATGTTTGAATCTGAGGATCAATGGCACTAACGTCAATCTTAATCATGTTGGAGGTCATGGTGTCGCGTGGGAGGATGGGTTGTGGGAAACGTGAAAATTGATTGTGACTCAGAAGGCTTGGTCCCAGAATGCATGAATCAAGTCAAATATAAGACATGAGACCTTAGTTAAAGTGGAGCACTGAATCCAAAATCTTGTAGATCTCACAAAAATGCGCCATTTTGATTGGAGGCGCCGGCGTGTCTTCATGAGACGGGAACAACTTCTCAAAGTCGGTGCCGTCCAACTCGTCGTCATAATCGCTCATCATGACATCATGAATTGTCAAACTGGCGGCCTGTCCAAGTCAGGCCAGTCGAGGTGAATACACGTGCACGAAACAAATGGATGCACACTGTACAACGCAAAAAGGGAAGGAGACGTACAATGTGCTCGCCGTTCAGGTAGTCGCGCAGAATATCCTGCATACAGTTCACGACTACAGGCAGTCCGTTCATGTGACACGCCATGGTGCGCATCGCTTCGAGGTCTTTTTGCGCCACGGGCGGATGAGTCGTTGTCTTTTTACCCGCGTCACACTGGAATCCTTTGGTCAATTGCACCTAACAAAGCAGGCAGTCACAATCCAGTGAACACCACTGTATGGGGTTGAATACAAGAAAGTCACTACAACGAATGCATGCACACTGTACCTTGTAGCGGTCATTGACGCCCGGGAACTCGCCCACGTGCACATAGCTCGTGAGTAGACTATGCAAGGCATCCACGTGTTGGAGGCACACGTTTTGGAAGATGCCGGGTTCCAGCATGAGCACCGACCAGAGTTGGATGTCGCCGCGAACCGCGGTGGCCACGACCGAGTCGACCATGATGACAAGCGCCTGTTCCAGTTCTTCCACTAGACTTTGAGCAATCGTCTGGCTGGTGACAGTGCGTCCAATCGACGCCTTGAGCTCCGGCGGCAATGGCACTTGCGCCACATTCTGACGCAGCTTGCGCAGTGCATCCGACGTGGCACTCTCGCCCAGGTACACGACGCTGTCGAGTTCCAATTTGAGTTTGGGGCAGGATGCAAAGTACTCGTCTGCCAGCCACCGCTCGGCGCCTTGGAGGTCGTACATCAGTTTGCCGGTCTGCGGTGTATAGCGCAGCGCATATCGCTGGATCCACGAAATCAGTCCCTCCACCGCCGCGTCATACGAGGGTTTTTTCGAGCACAGCGTGTGCGCGTGTGTAAAGTTCTTGGACGAGATTTCCTCCACCTTGTCCAGTGGGCAGCCTGTGCGCGCTGCGACGTGCTCCGCCGCCAGGTCGACAAAGTGGTTGTGAAAGCGGGTCATCATGATGGCCAGTGCTTTGGGCAAGAGTCCCGACTCGTGGTCCGCCGGCATGCAGAGTGCAAGTGGGGACTCTTCCCCCATTTGAACATTTTTGGGTGTAGTCGCACATCCAATCAGAACCCCCAGATGCAGCTCGAGTCGCCACGCCGCCTGAAACTGGTTCCAGGAATGGTGCCAATTGAGCTGACCACGACCCGCCGTGCCCAACACATCGCGGATGACCACCTCGGACGCTGCCTTTTCCGCCGTCACGCGCCGGTTGTAATACGTGGTGAGAAGGCGCATCCACTGCAACGAATCCTGCAAGAGTTTCGCGCCGCGCAGCTCCCGGGGTTTCGTCAGGAACGCGTGGAGCAAGGGGTAGGCATCCTTCTGCCCCTCCACTGCAAACTCAAACCGTTGCATGTCAAACGCTTCGTGGAACCGAAACAGTGTGGGGGCGGCGCGTGCACGCTCGCCACTGTCGTAACTGTCCAATTTGCGCTCTTGGAGCATGAGGCCCACACTGTGTTCATTCTCATCATCAAACGATGCTTTCAATGCCCTCAACTCCTTGTCAATGGTGTCCGGTCCAAGCAACGGTGTCAAGATGGCTTCATCCAATGCGTGTTCCCAGACCGCGCGCGCATCACGTGTGCTCAGCATACTTGTGCGGTATTTCAGCGGCATGCACAGGTCCAAGTTGCCCAACTTCAAGAGTGCGGCGTGTACGAGAATTGCCACATTATCGGCCCCCATGCCTCCCAGAATGAGCTTGAGTCGGTTCCAGTCCAGTAGGTAGCGATCTGCGAAAAGCGAAGGAAACGCGAGAGTGTCCTTCTCGACCGGTTCGCAAAAGACCGCGGCACTCTTTGTCCACTCGGGTCCTCCAAAGGTGGCACCCACGCACAGCGCCGCGTGTACAAAGAGGCGCATCCCACAGCAACTACGCCCCGATATGCCCCGCAGAGGCTCTGCACAGTTCGACAGGGTGACTTGACCCTCCGTGCCTTTTTTCAACGAATACAGTGGCATGGATCGGTCTTGGGGCGTGGACGACCGACTGAAGCCCGTGTTGCCTTGCAAGGCGGGGTCCACATCGCGGTCCATGGTCAGCGATCCAGGTGGACGCTCGGACAAGGGGTCGCCAAATGCGCGGTTGGGGCCCACCCCATAATTCCAGTCACCCACATACTGAAGTTGGTTGTGGTGTTGACCGCCTGTGAGCACACCGCACTCTCCGCACGGCTGCACGATGGTCGGCCGTCCACACGCGTCGACGCAGTAGGGGTGTCCATTGCGACAGTAATACCACCGCCCGCGACGTCCTGTCGAGGCAAAGATCATCGTGTTCATCATATGGTAGAGTTCGTCCATTGGCTGTTGGGGGAAGTAGCTCTTCTCCAGGCTGGCGGGGTTGAAGAGTAGAGCGGAGAAGAACGCCACGAGTGCAGCACTTTGGGGTGTGGGCATAGTCATCTTTGGTTTCTTTTTGGTTCCACCGCCGCCGCCGTCTTCACACCCACTTTGGCTTTCCATGGTGGAAATGCCGAGCGCGGTTGTTGCCACAAGGTGCACCATCACACGGAGACGTAGTATTTGCTCGGTGGTGGACTGGGGACCGACAAAGAAAAAGTCCGTGGCTGGATCCGTCGTCAAGTCCAGGTCCGTGAATTTTTGCACCATGCGCACAATAAGCGGTGGCAGTTTCAGTGTGTCGTGTCCGTGAAGGCTGATGCAGGCATGCAGCGCGCGCACGCGAGTCTGCGTCTGGTGGGGGACAAGGTTGAGGTCTTGAGCACGGAGGTAATAACACTTGCTGAAGCAGGCCAGGAGGAGGGCCCCTGCGAACAAGCCCGATCCAATGGCACCCAAGAGCGCCTTGGCCGGCTCCATAAAGTCCCGGGTGATGTCGAGGGCGTCCGCCTCGCTCTGTAAATACACCGTCAAGAGGGCGTCCACCTGTTCGAGGCCTGGATGGGTTTTTGTGGGGTTGCTCTTGGGTAGATTACTCCCCATAGTCCAGCGTGCAAAGTGCGGGTGGGCGATTTTGGCCTTTTTCAGTCCAAACGTGCACCACGGTGCGCCGCCGACACCAGGACGCGCCAGTATACCGCGAAGAACGGACAGGCCCGCGTGGCGGTCAATTGCCTTGAGCAGGAAGAGCTGGAGAGACTGCAAATAGCTTGAACGGAGGTATCCACCCGCGTCCCGTGTGCGGAGTGCACCCACTTTGGTACGTTTCGCATCGCCCCCGTGATCCGCGTCCGCGTCGTCCTTCGCCCGTTTGTCCACGGGTGCAAGGCATTCATTGAGAATAGACAGAAATTCGGATGCTTTGTCTTTGGAAGACGTCACCGTGTCCCCCAATGTCGCATTCGTCACGAGCTGCGCGGCGAGCTGCATATACAAGACACGCGCCATGGCGATGGCGTCCAAAAGAGCGCGAACTTCCACGCCACCCAAGCCTGCAACTTGACGGGGTGTCCAATTCGCGCGGATGCGGTGCGCGTGGTCCCGTTGAAACAGCTGTGCAAGTCGAAGCAGGCGGTCGAGCCTCGGTTCGGCGGAAGGGGAGTCCAAGTACTTCCGTTGAATGATCCCCTCGCGGACCGTGGTGTAGCAGTGACACAGTGGCGCATCCAGCCATGCCTCCGCGCGCCCTGCACACAGGGCGCGAGGGAGGGCGACCAGCAAAAAGGCGTCCACCTTTGCCATGGCGCTGGACTCGGCAAGAGTGAGGACTGTGGCCATAAGCAGCACGCGACTCGATTCGGGCAGCGCCACAACCGCGCCACCGTGGTTGCCGCCTCCGCTGGTGCCAAACGTCATCGAGGCGTTTGAAAGAAGACTAATGACATCCTGGAAGAGTGCGTGCGGCACCATTCCCTGCACCGCGCGCGTTTGGGAGGGGATGGGACTTGCAAAGACATGTTCATTGATGTAGATGTCCAGGAACCGGGACGAGCAATTGGCGACGTTCTGGCGCAAAAAGTGCTCGGGTGCAGTGCCCGCGGCCGCGTGTTGAATTAGTTCAAGCACAAACACAAACAGGGCGTGAGACCGAGTCGAGCCGACCTCTGTCGCCAATTGGGTCCACAGTTTCGACCGCATCGTCGCGGCCTGATGCCTTCCAAGTTGCTGGGTCAGAGGAATCGTGATTTCACGTAGAAAGACACTGAGTAGCGACAGGCGCTCCCACCGACCACACAACCTCGCAGCCCGCGCGCCGTCTCGGCCCTTCGCCGCATAGTCCAGCGCGGCGTCCAACAACGAAACGAGATCTTCCTCCATTGCAACAAGCCGCTGACGCCAGTGTTCCGAACTGGCCAACGAGTTGACCGCTGGCTGTCCGGGCGCCAATTGCTCCAGTTCCGAAAGCACCAGATCCAGAAAACACATGTCACTCACCGAGTCGTCCAGGCATCCATCCAGGGAGGTCGCCAGAAATCCATCACAGACACGTTGCTGGTTCTCTTGTGGCACCGCGTGGAGCAGTCGCAGATATTTCGCCAGTCGCGACCCATGCTTCCAGAAACGAATGTGAAAGTCACTCGGTTGTTTGCACGGTGACCCGGTCGCGAGCCTCAACACGCGTCGAGTCAGCGGGATTATTACACGCTCGACATCCACGGTGAGGTGTTCGTCGTGTGCCACAAACATGACTACAAAATCGTAATGATATCGCTCCAGCATGTTTTCGGGAAGAATGTCACCTTGCGCGCGGTCCCCATTCAAGTGGAGTTGGTGCAGCGCGCGCACTTGACGAGCCAGCATGCCCTCCAAGTCGAGTAGAGGCTCCGTCGTGAAGCGCGCCAGATATTTGGCACGTTGTGGCTCGATCAGATGGGCGATGTAGTACGAGAAAGGAAAGCGACTCACAAACCGAACACCCGATTGCTGACCGTCCATCTTGACCACCACGAGGTTTGACGCATTGCTTGGGGTATTGTGTGCGGGGGACCGGTCTTCGAAGCGTTTGACGAACGAGACAAGCTCACTTCCAATGGAGCGGTGGAAGAGACGGTACCATAACTCCACGAGGTGCGCGCGCTCGTCACCAGTTGGTACGTGCGCCAGATACTGCGGACTGACGAGCGCCAAAGCTGCATTGCGTTCTGCGTGGGCCAGGACCAGCACCAGACTCTGTCGCACGATTTCGCGAATTTGCGCATGCAAGCAGTTCTGAAAGGTGCCACGCAGAAGCAATTCATTTTTCGCAGTAATGGCAAGATCCAGAGTCAAGCCCGCTTTCTGGATCACAAGTTGCACGATTTCACGTGCACAGACCAGAAAGGCGGACGGTTCGGTCGTGCCTGTATGAAGAAGCGATTGGAGGATTCGGATCTTGTGCAAGTAGTACGCCGGGCCGGGTGGCAAAGGCAACTTGAGGCTGGCCAGTGCGGAGCGAAAGACAGCTTGGAAGACTTTGGCAAAATCGAGCTTCTCCATCACGCGGTGCAAATTGTGGTTCATTTCCAGCAACTGGGGTAGGTCGGGCATACCGTTGCTCTCCGAGGAGTCGATGGCGTCCACAAAGGCGTAGCGCCATCGCTTGTTGAAGTCGACCGGGACAATTTGACCCGCCATCTCGCGCGGAAGGTGCACCAAAAGAAGAATGTGTCTCCGACTAGAAGTTGCTTTGTCCAGAGGATGCGCAGAAAGTGTCTGTTCCACAATGTACTTTGCGTGCTCGACACGCTGCGCGGACGTGACAACCGGGTCACAATGGACAATTAAAAGCCGGTGGGCCTCCTTGGGCGGGGGCGACAACTGGTCACCCAAAAAGGCCACTAGTTCTTGCTGTAGGTCGTGCTCGCTGGAGAGTTGGTGCAAGTCCAGTTTGCGGGTTTGCAAGTCCGGGCATGCCGAATCGACCAGCGCGGCGGTGTCGTGATGGGGCGGAGCAAATGTCATCACAATCGTCGCACTGTTCTGGAGAGGAGGAGGACGCGGTGCCGTCACTTGAAGCATTGCACGCACAAAGGTGGGCAAATTGGAGTGGTGTTGCTCCTTGAAGTAGATTTCCTCAATGTCCACTCCATATTCCGCACGAATCCGCGGCGCCGCATTCGTGGCGGTCATCCACTGGGACGCCGCTTCCGGCGTTGCACACCACAGTAGCCGGCGAATCGCGTGCGGGAGCGACAAGGGTTCGGGCATCGACTGGACAAGGGAGAGAAGCATGTCTTTGTGAAATCCGCAGAATGCTCCACGAAGGAGACCAGGGTTGCCTTCGCGGGATCCGTTCGATTCTTCCACGTCCTGCATGCTACAGAAAGACGCCTTGGCGAACGAGTGCGCAAACGCGCCAAGACGGCGAACCGTGTCACACACGCGTTGGCTGCGGCGGTCGTCCACGAGGAGGTGTTGGCGAGTAAGCACCTGTTTCTCGAACCGGTTGAGTAGAGGGGACGCCAGTTTGGTGTACGCATCCGATTGATTGACAACCACAATGACGCGGAACTCCTTGAGGAGTGGGCACAGCACGTAGGAGTTGCCAAAGGCGAGTCGCGCATACAACTGCCCGCCATGTTCGGTGTAGTTTTGGTTCAACAAATCGTACAGCGTTTCGTAAAACCCGTTGCGGGAATGCACAAGCACCACCGTCCGGCCCTCCGCCATGCATTTCTTGATGCGTTGCAAGTTCAAGACGATTTGCAAGTCGGAGTCGTCTCGTGGAAAGTCGGAGCCAAAGACGACTTCACTGTTTTGGTGATTCACCAGTCCATTGTCGTACAGGAGCGACAGCGCGGTAGTTGCGTTGTTTTTTGTGAGGATCATGAGGTGTCGCGACTCTTGCATGGCGTGTAGGTTTTCGCGGATCAGATCCAACACGGGCATGCGTGTCAGCTCCGTGAGTTGGTGGCCCAGTTTTTGAAAGAACGTCTCAATCACGGATTCTTGGTCCACCGGCCGGCCACCAAAGTTGCGCTGGATGGAATGGACAAATTGCTGGAGGTTCAGATCCTCCGGCTCGCCCACCGCTCGCAGTTTCAGCATGTCATGGTTGATTTTTTGGACCAGTGAATAGAACTCGCGCAGACCCCAAAAGTCCGCCTGTGTCTCCCCTTGGTACTTGTGTTGCTGGTGTTCCACGACTTCATGGTACGCGCATGCCATCGCTTTCAGGTAGGGCCGCAGACTCTCGCCTTCCACGATACCGGAGGCAGTCACGGCGAGATCCGCCGCGGTCGGTGTCGGTCGGAAGAGGTGCACGGCTCGGTTCATTTTGGCGGGGTCCAGTGCCCAGTTCGAGATGCCGACAAGTGCTTGCTGACCAGGCGCTTCGTCCAAGAGTTTGTGAAGCACCTTCAGAGGCAGATGGGGGGAGTATTCTGCAAGCCCCACCTCGTCGAGCAGAACCACCACAACCGTGTTCTGCGCCTCCCGCGCAACACGACCCGCGGAACCAAATACTTGTTCAATGCCCTGACTGGTGCTTTGCGGCGAACACTGGTACGGGAACACTTCGACGGACGGTAGTCTGCGCAGAAACGCGTTGGCCGAGGCTGGGCCCCGCAAATTGCTTTGAATGAGCCGCATGGCGAGCGACTTGGACGAGCCCGGCACCCCAATCACAAAGATGGGGATTCGGTTGAGCACCGAGATCAGCATCATGAAGAGATTCTCGCGCAAGGCTTCATTCCGCGCAATGCCTACCCCGACCTTCATCTGGGACACAAAGTGGGTCTGCATGCGCTCCACTTCGACCGCAAACGACTGCGCCGACAGTTCCAGCCACCCAAGTGCCTTGCCTTCAATCACTTCGCGCTCCCGACGGTTGGTTTCCGCATCCAGCACCGCATTGCCAGCCGCAGTGGTCTCTGCGTCCGCGTCCGCCGCGTCCACCGCCGCGTCCGCCGTGACCACCGCTTCGGCGCGGCGCTGATCCAAGACGTCCAATTCCGCCGACTGTGCGTCCGCCAGTTCAATGCGACGCTGCCCGAGTCGGTGTTGGAGACCCTCCCGGCGTGTGCGGTCCAGGCGTGCATGATAACAGTATGCAATCGACAGGATGACTGCGATGCGGATGTGACGATGCGCAATGGATTGGATGTTGAGAAAGTCCTCCAGTGTCCAGCCTTCCGACTCGCCAAACTCGGACGCCAAATGCACGCCAAACCACCGAAAGATCTTGGCGCATCGATCCACGTCGCGCAACGACGCAGCCGACCGCTCGCCACCATTCTGTGCGCGCACAAACTCCTGCGCGGTACAAATGAGTTCTGCGTACAACCACACAAAGGAGTCTTTGCGAATACGGGCTTCCCATTGCATCCGATCCACGCGTGTCTGGTACGGTGCGCGCGCCTTGTCCGTCATTTCGGCCCACAGTTCAATTGTACGGGCGGACCTTTCTGCCAAATAGAGTTCCCGTGCAGTTGCCAGTCGTGTTGGATGCTTCAAATAGCGCTCAATCTTCGGCCGAATGTACAATCGCTCGGTCGCCGCATTCAGGGCACCAAAGTCATATACATGATCCATCATGGACTCTGGTAGTGGGAAGACACAATACACAAGATCCTTCATCGCAATGGAATCCGCGTTGACTGCCTTGTTGTTGTGGGCCGTGTTCTTGTGTGCCACTGTGTCCGCAAGTGCTGTGCGTCGGCGGTACGGGTTGCAGGCCGCCAACACAATAAAGTTGTCTGGCAGCGCAATTCCCTCCAACATGCGGTCGCACACAATTTCCTTGAAAAGCGCCATCGAGTTGCACGTGTTGACCTCGTCCAAAAAGACCACGAACCGTCCACCCGATCGGTGGAGACCGACCTGATAAAACTCCTTGTGTCGAGCCCACATCCAATCGAGGATCGCGCGCTCGCCCATGCCTCCATGAATGTTCAGTGTACGCATCGGCGCCTTGATGAGTGCACACATCTGGCGAATGAGGGACGATTTCCCACACCCCGTCTCCCCCATGATAATCACTGGCAGGCGCGTAACGATGCGGTTGAATATGCTCAGCATCTTGGCCATGTTGTCGACTGTCATCACGTAGCCAGGCGGCGCGTCTATTTCTTTCTCGACACGGCAATCCTCGCAGCGTTGTTCCTGAATCGCATACTTCTGTTTGAAGATGTCTCCGCGGTCCAGATCCTGCACCGTGATGACGCCTGCCAATTGGCGGATCGTGCTGCGCGCTTCGTGGTCCGGAACCACCGTCCAATCTTTCGACAGATGAATGCCAAGTTGCTGCTCCACATCTTCTTGCACGCGGCGGTTGATAAACTCGGCCGTGTGGTCCCGGTTGAGTGCAAACAAGGTGAAATTCTGGGTTCGTGACGGGTCGTCTAGTCGGGGCAGTATCACTGCGACTGGGTGGTCCGTGTCTTCCCAAGTCTTCATTTTGTCAAAGACCGCCGTCTGGGACGCGGAACCAATAAATTGCTGCCCGCGCGGCACGGCCCGCTTCGCAAAGTCGCAGGTTGTTTGGAGAAGCAGAAGCAGAAATTGATGGCGGAACCCTCGCAGTGTCGTCACCCCGCATGAGCTCACGAGCTGCCCAAACCCCTGCCAGCCTTTGTGACCCTCCAGTCCAGTGAACTGTGTATCCAGGTATTTGATGAAATTCATCACAATCGTCCAGGTTGCTTCATCCCGCTCCATCTCTTCGTCTTCACCCTCTTCGTGCACGGCGTCCATGGTTTGACGGCGAGCCTCCCTCAACGTTCGCGCGGTTCTGGATTCGGGCGTCGACACTTCCAATCCGCAGTAGCGACAAACAAGGTCGTAGCACTGAGAGGGTGTGATCGTCATGGCGGCCCAATTCATCGTTTCTCGGTACGTCGACTCGCCTTGTTTAAACCATCCCCGATCGATCGCCGTCAACAATTTGCATACGTGCAACAGCATCGCATTCTCGCGGAGGACGACCTTGGGTGTTGAGTCCTTGCGTTTACCCGCTCGGGTATACGAGAGGGTGTGGACGATCTGTGGCAACTGGGTCTCCAAAAACTGTTTGCCGATTTGCAAGGGCGCGTCAAAGCCAGGCAGAAACCGGGCCACGCGGAGCGCTTCAAACGTGGCCGGTGAATTCGCCACCTCCACGAAGTACGTGTCACGCGGATCGCGATAGTAGATCTGGCTCGATGCCTGGTCACTGAGAGTGCCCACAAACAAGAGTTGAAAGAGTGTCGTGTCCACTGTCTGTGGCACAAGATGGCCTACGTTGAGGTGCACCACAAATGAATGCGAAGGGCTGCCCTCCTTGACAGTTGGGGCGTTCAGCGCCGTGTTCAATCGACGGAGCAATGTGCCTGGACTCGTGTTCTCGCGGTATCCAATGCAGTGATAGTTGACTTTTCCACGCGTCGCATCGGCTTGTGCGTTTGCCGCGGCCTTGAGGATGAAATGGGTTTTACCACCACCATTGACCGTGCTGCGAACACACCGTGTCTGCATCGTTGGACGCGCGCTGCCAAAGATTTCCGTACATTTCTGTCGCAGCGTCTCCGGCGTCAGCGAATACACCATCACTTGGTAGGCCGACAGTGTATTGACAATGTGCTGGCCTGGTGCCCCGGCGAGTAGAAACAGGCCCGCAGCATCCTCGCTCCCAAAGTGGTCCAGCAACGATTTGAGTGTCCTGCCAAGCATCACTTGCTTTGAATAAGATAGTTTGTCCACGTTCACAAGACAAAAGATCGAATTCCCCCATCCGTTCGCCCGCGCCATAATAAACCGTCGAAGCGTGAGTTCGAGTATTTCGGACGACGTGTCGGGACTGCAAAACACAATCTCCCCGGGCTCGGGCAAACGTCCACGGCGGATAAATACAGACAGGACCATGTCAATCGTCCCCCCACTTTGCGCCACGTCCGTCGTGGTGGCGACCCAAATCGGATGATCCTCTTGCGCGTCCATGGTAAGGTTCGGCCCGGGTGGATCCCCTTTGCTACCACCACCACCCGCCGAGTCGGCGGAACCACCCGCAATCTGGCGCGTGGTGAGGAGCATATCCGCCGCGTTGGTGACGTCCTCCCCCAGTGCCGAGATTGGTCGGACATCGGACCCCGTCTTGACAAACAAAATTGCCAAGAGGCGGCCAATCGCGTCGAGGGTGCTGCCAGGTGCCGCGGGATCCACGTCCGCCACAATCGCATGGACGAGGTCGCATACCTCCCGACTTTGGAGCGTCGCGACACCCTTGGCGGTAATGGTGGCTGACGACGACACAAGATGCAACATTGTCGTGAACTTGGACGCGGCTTTGGCCAGCGCCCGCGCGCGCCGCCGCATTGGGGCAGCGTGCGATGCATCCTTGGACGGTTGCATGGATGCTTGGTCAGTCGCAGTTGCCAGTGCCATGACGCTCGCAATGGTCGTTCGTAGTATCCACAGTTCTTGCATCGTGTAGAAGTTGAGGTAGAATCGAGCTTCGCGCGCGGTTTTGACCACACGCGTCCACCGGATCAATTCCAATGCGTTGGTGGCGTAGAGGTCGTTGAGCCGACGGAGTGCCACAGAGGACACATCGTCGAATCCGACCGAGGCAACAGTTTTGCCGCGTTGGAATCCAAAGTGGCCCGCGAGACACAACGTGTGGACTTGGTTGCGAATGCGTTCGAGTACCGCCACTTGTTTCGTGAACGCAACGAGAAGTGTTTTCACACCAACCTTGGCACCGGGCTCGGCCGCCGTTTCCTCATCCAATTCCGATGAGATCTCCGTCATCATCAATTTGGCACGTAGGTCGTGGAGGTAGTCCAATCCGTGCGAGGGCTTTCCTTTCAGCGTCAAATATAGCACGTCCTCAAGGTTGGGGGATGCAACCAGCACAAATGTGCCTTTGGTATGGATGTCGACGAGGTCATAACAGTTCTTGACACCAGCGCCCTTTGTCTGTTTGTCCAGCACTTCCAGGAGGCGGTCGCCCACTTCGCGTAGGCTGTGTACATCCAGGAGACGCTCGCGGCTCACAAGCACTCGACGACCAAAGTGGGTCAAAAAGTCAATGTAGCTCGTATACCGATGTGTCTGTTCCACGTAGAGATTGCTGCACAGCGAGACACGAACCCGCTTCAGCGACTCAATCCCCGAGACGAGTTCTGGTTCGGTGATGGAGCCTAGCCCACGGGCCACTTGTAGTTTGTTGTCAAACACGTCCTGGTCGCGGAAGTGCCGAAGCCACACAACTAGCGTTGGGTTGTTGCCAAGACATGCAAGAAATGCAGCCTGTTGTAGGTTGAGCGCGGCCGCGACTGGGCGCACAGGATCCAGCAACCCACTAATGGTGGCGAGAGTGTGCCTGGCACTGCCTGTCGCGTGCCATTCCGCACGCAATCGAGCGTCCGTCGCACGTAGTCTTGACACAATGGTCTCCTCTTTGCGTCCAGGAGGCAACTGAATGGCAAACACTTCGTTGTTGACCGACCCCGACTTCTTCTTCGACTTCGTCTTGGGGGGAGTCGCCACCTCGGTCGCCAATGACTCAAACAGGTGCACAAATGCCAAAAGTTGGGGCCGCAGCTGGCTCAGTCGAGCAAAATCCGACAATCCCGCTTGGATTTGCTTGTCTGTGGCACGAGAGGATGAACTGCGACTGGAACGTGTGGGCATGTCCGCAAGAAGCAATGCGAGTTCATGCTCAAACGTTTCACAGAGTGACTGGTTTGGAGTCGCCAGCCGACCGAATGTAGATTCCAATGAGTGGACGGTAATGCTTCGTCGGCGAAAGGACTGGATGAGTTGCCGCCATCGTGTCAACGTAGTGGGTACCCAGAAGTGTTGCACGTGTTCTGCGCTCAATGGACACTGTTGTTGCTGGAACGACGTCCACTTCAAGCCGTTCGCTTCGGAGGATTGAACTTCCTTCGTGTCGGCATGTGGGGCGTGTGCCGCATCGTTGGCGGCTTGTGCGGCATGGAGGACTGCCTGGCCAGCCCGGGAATGGAACCCTTCTCCACTCCCCCACGCGTCCGGTGCACCATGCAGAAGCGCGCACAGACAGTCCAGCCATTGCAGCTCGGCCATTTGCGGTGCATTCAAGAGCTTGGTCTTTGTCTTGCCAATACCCTTGCGCCAAAGCGTGCCTGGTGGGCATGGAGGATCCCATTGACCAGAAGCGTTCACCGCTTTACGCAGGGCTGTGCCAGCGGCACCTGTCCAGGTTGCATGCTTGAACAGCGCAAGGATTGTCGACTGTTCGGTCACAGGGCGAGCCGAAAATGCGGCGGGAGGTGCAGGCCAGCTCCACACATCGGGTCCAGTGTCCGTCTTCCATAGCTCACGAAAAATCTTGGAACTGCGTAGTTGGTAGAGATGCGGAATGTCTGGATACTTGAGGAGTATCGCCGCCAATGGGGGCGGAAGTGTGTGGATGTCCTTGAGTTGGTACGTGTCCGCGGTTAACGCAGCTGTCACCGTGTCCAGTGATGTCTTGTGTGCAGCCATGTCGGTGGGCGCGGTGTAGACCAACCTATCCGACCAACCAAGGAGACAGGGTTTGAGAGCACGAGTATGAACGAGTACGTCCTCTTGCGTAACCATCAAGTACGAACCGGTCCCCGTCATTGCAGTAGCTGGTGAGAAAGTACTGGATGGCACCCAATTGGTTGTCAAACGCGTTCAACGTGGTGCGGTTGGCATCCATGTCCACTTGGGTCACTGGATCGGCGGATGCCGCAGCGAGTAGCGCCAATGTCTGCACCGGGTGGCGCAAAACGGCCCGGAGGCTGCCCAGCAAGAGACTGTGGTGATGTAGTTCGTATCCCAGCTGGCGGGCGGAAGCAAGGCAGCTGCCAATGCACAAAAAAGAAAGTAAGGGATCCCATCACAACAGTTGGTTCATCAAGTCAACCAGCCTGTCAGCCCACGCACCACTGTAGCAGGTTCTGCAACCTGGAGTGGACGAGGACTGTCTTGTTGGACGCATGGGTGGCCCACGTCCACGCGGCACACAGCGCTTCGTGGTACAAAAGAAAGGTGGGAAGATTGTGTGCCTCAACCAAGTAGCCGTGATGGGCCTCATGACTGCGTTGCACCAAACTTGCAAACAGCGCGTGCAAGAAGTGGCCGAGCACGGCGGCCGCGAAGCAGTTCTGGCGGCTCTGCGAATTCTGTCAGATCATGTTCAATGCACTCCCATGAGTCAAATCATGGGAAGAAGCAGGGCACATCTATTGAACCACATCGCACCTTTTGAGCCACCGGGAGGGTCTGCGTGATCACGTTGACGATCCACTGGGCCCGCACTGCGGAACGATCACTGTTGAAGTAGTCCGTGATGGTGGTCGACATTTTTTGAATGATCAGTTTGGCGAGAACGGGTGTTGTGGTTGTGTCGGACATATCGCCGTAATGTGCTGCCACCTGCCACAAGGTAGGAGTGAGTGAGTGAAACAACCTGGTCCACAACTTGGCAGATTGCATGTATCAATCACTTCCGTGCCGTACCTGCGCGAGCAGCGAAATGGTGTGTCGGCGATCGCCTGCGA